GGGGGAGCATCACCGAGAACCCCTACACTGGCGAGGTTGACCCATCTGCGTGGTATTGGGCCTTCGGCTGGTATGACGCTATGGCTGACGTGGTGCGTGTTTTGAATACCAAGGCCATCACCGGGAAATTCTCTAACGAAAGGCGGGACAATGGCAAGTCATAAGGATAAGGGCCGCGCCCCCGGCCTCTCGACCCAAGGCAAGGCAAACCACGAGGCCATCTTCGGACCTCCAAAGGGTGCCAAGCGTACACCGGAGGAGCAAGAGCGGTACGAGCAAGCCCGGCGCGAACACCACGCCAAGCTGGCCGAGGACGGCAAGAAGCCCGCCGACTGGTATCTCACCAACGAGCGCCGTGTACCCCAAGACCCCAACTACGTGAAGAAGCCCGTGGTGACGGACGCCTACAAGGCGAACTATGATCACATCTTTAAGGGGGTGAAGGTAACATGAGTGTACTCTTGGGCGTAGCCAAGCCGCGAGACTGCCGTTGGGTTATTGGCGAGGCCAACGGGGCCGACACCAAGATATGCGGGCGCAAGGTCAAGGGCCACGGCTCGTGGTGTACGCGGCATCATACGAAGGTCTACCCCAAGGACCAGAAACACGCCAAGGCCAAGATGCACTGGTACGCCAACAAGGCGGGGCGTCTGGGGCGAGGTTGACGATGGGACGGGGTTTGTCTAAACTCTGTTCAGCAAATAGGGAGACACCATGACCCCACGGATGAGCGCGTGTCTGAAGTTCATCTCGGCCTTCTGGGCCGAGCATGACTACGCGCCGTCCTACGACGAGATCAAGAAAAACTTGGGGGCCAAGAGCAAGGGCAGCGTGTCCGAACTCGTCTCCAAGCTGGAAGCGCGGGGCTACATCGAACGGACACCCAACCTTGCCCGGTCGATCCGTGTGTGTCGGCGTGACAATCCCCCTGACATGACCGACAGGGTGTAGCCCCCGTTTTCTCTTGCCCCGGCCACCTGTTTCCCGTACCCTTTTCAAATGTTACCGGCCACTATTCAGGATTATATCGACCGGTTGCCCGAGCTACCCCTTGAGGTGCAACGCGACATCCTCGCCAAACTGGACGAGCTTGGGGTTGCCAAGGCGCAGCGGTCGGCCCGGGACAGCTTCCTCGCCTTTGTCAAGAAGGTGTGGCCGATCTTTGTCGAGGGCTACCATCACCGGATCATGGCCGACGCCTTTGAGCGCGTCATGCGCGGCGAGCTTAAACGGCTCATCATCAACATGGCACCCCGGCACACCAAGAGCGAGTTCGCCAGCCATCTGTTCCCGGCATGGTTTCTGGGGCACTATCCTCATAAGTATGTCGTTCAGGCGTCCAACACGTCCGACCTCGCAGTGGACTTCGGGCGCAAGGTGCGCGACACGATAGGGGATACGGAGTATCAGAAGATTTTCCCTGGTGTGGCCGTACACGCTGACGCGGCGGCGGCGGGGAAGTGGAAGACGACGGCCAAGGGAGAATATTTCGCCATCGGCGTGGGCGGCACCCTGACCGGTCGCGGCGGCGACTTGATTGTGATTGACGACCCGCATTCGGAGCAGCAGGCCAAACAGGCCGAGACCAAGCCAGAGATTTATGACAGCGTCTTCGAGTGGTATACGTCCGGCCCAAGGCAGCGCGTCCAGCCGGGGGCCGCGATTGTCATTGTGATGACGCGCTGGTCGAAGCGCGACCTGACGGGGCGGGCGATAAAGGCGGCAACGGAGAAGGGTAACATCGATGAGTGGGAGGTGATTGAACTCCCGGCCATCCTACCGTCTGGCAGGCCGATCTGGCCGGAATACTGGCCCGAGGAGGAAATCCTCGCCATCAAGGAAGAGTTGCCGATCCCCAAGTGGATGGCCCAGTACCAACAGACGCCGACCGCCGAGGAAGGCGCTCTGGTCAAGCGCGAGTGGTGGCAGCGGTGGGAGCATAAGGAGCCGCCCCCGGTCGAGTTCATCATCCAGTCGTGGGACACGGCGTTCGAGAAGACCCAGCGCGCTGACTATTCGGCCTGTACGACGTGGGGCGTGTTCTATCATGAGAATGCTGACACGGGTAAGAAGATGCCCAACTTGATATTGCTCGACGCCTACAGGGGGCGGCTGGAGTTCCCGGCGCTCAAGAAGAGGGCGCTGGAGATGTACAAGGAGTGGGACCCAGAGGCGCTCATCGTGGAGAAGCGGGCGTCCGGCGCACCGCTCATCTACGAGCTTCGGGCGCTGGGGATCGCGGTGAGTGAGTTTACACCGAGCCGGGGCAACGATAAGATTGCTAGAGTGAACGCAGTCTCCGACCTGTTTCACTCCGGGGTGATCTGGGCACCCGAGTACCGGTGGGCCGACGAGGTCATCGAAGAGTTTGCCGAGTTTCCGGCAGGGGAGCATGACGACTATGTTGACAGTTCGACGCAGGCCATCCTGCGTTACCGGCAAGGCGGGTTCGTTCAATCCACGCAGGACGAGGAGGAAGACGACCGTGAGGTCCTTCCGGCCAAGTCCTATGAATTCTATTAGGGGGCCACATGGCTATCAACGTCGATAAAACACTGACACCGTTCGATGTCGAGGTCGAGGACGGCCCGGAGATTGAAGTGGAACTGTCCGGTGACGTGGAAGAGTTTGCGGGGACCACCGAAGAGGAACAGGAAGACGGCAGCGTGGTGGTGGACTTCGCGCCGGGAGAGGGCGAGGACGAAGAGGTCGATCACGACCGCAATCTGGCCGAGGTCATGGATGACCAGGACCTGTCCTCCCTCGCCACTGAACTCGTGCAAGCCTATAAGGATGATCGCGAGACCCGTAGACCGTGGGAAACCGCGTACATCAAGGGCATCAGCCTGTTGGGTCTCCAGATTGAGGACCGGCAGCAGCCGTGGGCCGGGGCCGCAGGGGTCTTCCATCCCATCCTGACCGAGGCCGTCATCAAGTTCCAGGCCGACGCCATGCACGAGACGTTCCCGGCAGCGGGGCCGGTCCTGACTAAAGTGGCCGGGAAGGTGTCGCGTGAAAAGGAGGCGCAAGCCAAGCGCGTCCGTGCGGACATGAACTACCAATGCACCGAGGTCATGACCGAGTACCGCGATGAGCATGAACAGGCTCTCTTCCATCTAGGTATTGCCGGGTCAATCTTCAAAAAGGTCTACTACGATCCGACACTGGGACGTTATACGTCCAAGTTCGTCATGGCCGACGACTTCGTGGTTGCCTACGGCACCACCGACCTGAAAGTCTGCCCCCGCGCCACCCACGTCATGAAGATGGCGAAGAACGACATCATCAAGGCCCAGTACGCCGGGCAATACAGGATATTCGACGTGCCGGACCCCGTGGTCGAGTATACCGACGTTGAGAAGAAGGAAGACAAGGCGTCAGGTAGTGCACCCAAGGCCGAAAAGGACGACCGGAACACGCTTTTGGAGATGCACGTCGATCTCGACCTCGTTGGCTTCGAAGACAAGGACGAGAGTGGCGAGGAGACGGGGATTATGCGCCCCTATATCGTCACGATTGAGCAACACAGTCAGAAGGTGCTGGGAGTTTACCGGAATTGGCTGGAAGAAGACCTCCATAAACTTAAAAATGAGTTTTTCGCCCCCTATAAGTTCCTGCCGGGCCTTGGTTTCTACGGAATTGGCCTCGTTCACCTCCTCGGTGGCCTCGCCAAGGGCGCGACGAGCATTCTGCGCCAGTTGATCGACGCCGGGACCCTGGCGAACCTCCCGGCGGGCCTGAAATCACGGGGTTTGCGGATAAAAGGCGACAACTCGCCGCTCCGACCCGGTGAGATGCGCGACGTGGACGTGCCGGGTGGCGCAATCAAGGACAACATCACGTTCGTGCCCTTCAAGGAGCCTTCAGCCGTCCTCATGGAGTTGATGGGCTTCCTCGTGTCCGAGGGCAAGGCGCTGGCGTCCATAGCCGACATGAAGATTTCCGACATGAACAGCCAAGCGCCGGTCGGCACCACGCTGGCGCTGCTTGAGCGCGGCATGAAGGTGATGACGGGGGTCCAGTCGCGCATCCATGCGTCGATGAAGCACGAGTTCAAGATGCTCGTGGAGTTGGTCAAGGTCCACGCACCCGACGAGTACGAGTACGATGTCGAGGATGGGGTCACTCGCGGCAAGGATTACGACGACCGCGTCGATGTCATCCCGGTGTCCAACCCAAATGCGTCCACGATGGCCCACCGCATCATGCGCCATCAAGCCATTCACCAACTGTCCCAGACGGCCCCTCACATCTACGACCAAAAGGAGCTTCATCGGGGGATGATCGAAGCTCTGGGCGAAGAGAGCCCGGAGAAGCTGATCCCGCTGGAAGGCGAGATGAAGCCCATAGACCCTGTGGCCGAGAACATGGCTATCATGACCGGCAAGCCGGTCAAAGCGCATCTCCATCAGGACCATAAGAGCCATATCAAGGTCCACATGGCGGCGGGGGAAGACCCTAAGATCATCGAAGCCATCAGCAAATCGCCCGCCGCCAAGGCCATCATGGCGGCGGCGGCGGCGCACATTCAGGAACATGTGGCGTTTGAATACCGCCGGGGGATTGAGAAGGAACTGGGCGTACCGCTCCCCGAGTTCGACAAGGACCTGCCAGCCGAGACCGAGGTCCACCTGTCCAAGCTGGTGGCCGACGCCGCCGACAAGTTGCTCAAGAAGGATTTGGCCGAGGCACAGGCCCAGAAGAATGCGGAGGCCCAGAAAGACCCGGTCCTTCAGCTTCAGAAGATGGACGCCGAGACCAAGGCCAAGGAAGTCGAGCGCAAAGGTATGGCCGACAAGCTCCGAGCCATGCTGGGCCGTGAACAGATAGCATCGAAGGAGAAGGTGGAAGGCACCAAGCTGGGTGTCAACGTGCAGCAGGACATGCTCGACAAGCAGATCGAACTCAAGCGGCTTGAGGTTGAGTTGGCGCGTATCCAGTCCGTCGAGAAGCAGGCTGGTGCGCGGCTGGGGGTTGATGTGGCGCTTGGGATGGCCGACGATGAAATCGAACGGGAGCGCATTGAGTCGCAAGAGGCACAGTCTACGATCCGCGAGGCGGTCAACCTACAGCGTAACGAGGATGCCGACGCCCGGGAGGGGGAGAGCCTCGCAAACGAGCGTATGCGCGACACACAGAACATGGCGCAGCGGTTTCTGGGAATGATTCGGAGCGAAAATAAGGGGAGTCAAGAGAAGGGCGAGGACAAATAATCCTTGAAAGGTTGAGTATTGGCCGATAATATTTTAGAAACAGTACGAGAACGCCTTCGCCGGGAAATGAACAATGTGACCGACGACGTGGCTACTGGTGGGGACTTGTCGGCGGGGGACGCCGGTTTGATCGCCGTTGGATATGCCAACAGAGTCGGGATAATTGAGGGTCTGGCAAGGGCCGAGAGGACGATTCTCGATGTTCTAGGTGAGATGGAACAGCGGGAGGAAGAGGATACATGAGCGAGACAGCCGTTGCCAAAGAGCCACCCAAGCTGGTTGATAATTCGGCCATTCTCTTTGAAGAACCCATCAAGCAAGAGAAAAAGGCCGAGAAGGAGCGTGAGGCGAAGATTGCTTCGCAACTTCCCGTCCCTATGGGCTGGCGAATACTCATAGCGATGCCGGAAGTTGAAGATAAAACGACCGGTGGTATCATCAAGGCCGATGTCACCAAGCACATCGAACAGACATCCACGGTTCTGGGCCTAGTCTTAGCGATGGGTCCCGAGTGCTATTCCGATAGCGAGCGTTTTGGTGACACGCCGTGGTGCAAGAAAGGTGATTTCGTCCTAATAGGTGCGTTCAAGGGGGTCCGTTTCCACGTCCACGGTAAGGAATTCCGTATCATCAACGATGACACGGTTCAGGCAGTTGTGGATGATCCTAGAGGATACACGAGGGCATGATGGCAGAACCAGCGGTCAACCAGCAATTCGAAGATGCCGATCCTTTTCCCGCCCCGAGTGAGGATGAGATCGAAATCGAAATCCTTGACGACACACCCGCCGAGGACATTCGGGGAGCCCGACCCGCCGCCGACCGTGTCGATGTCGATAGCGACGAGTTTGAACAGGAAATCCAGAGCTATTCCGACAACGCCCAGAAGCGCATCAAGGCGGTCAAGTTCGAATACCACGAGGAGCGCCGGGCCAAGGAAAGCGCCCAGCGTCAGGCTGAAGAGGCCACCCGCTACGCCGAACAGGCCCACACCGACAACGTCGCTCTCAAGCAGAGCCTTGAGAACTCCAACACAGTATTGATCGAACAATACGGAGCGCGTTCCGACGCCGAGTTGGACAAAGTGCGGGGCGAGTTCAAGGAAGCCTACGAGGCGGGAGACACCGACAAGCTCCTAGAGGCGCAGGAGAAGCTCTCGACGCTCCACGCCGAGCGGGTCGGGACGGCGATGCGCCAGCCCCGGCCAGCCCCCTCGACACCCCAGCAAGTGGCCCAGCCACAACCCCAGCCGCAAGGCGGGCGCACCCCGCCGGACGCGCGCGGGACCCAGTGGATGCGGGACAATACGTGGTATCAGTCCAAGGGCAACGAGGACATGACGGGCTACGCCGTTGGCCTACACCAGAAATTGATCGAAGCGGGTTACGACCCGCGGGTCGATGAAGCCTATTACACCAAGATCGATGAGGGAGTACGCGCTGTATTCCCAGACCGCTTTCCTTCGGGGGGCCAAGGTGGTAACGGGGTCGAGACCCCCGCTGCGACCCCGAGAGGAAAGAAACCGCCGGTTGGCGGGCCGTCACGGGGCGGTAAACCCCCGCGCAAAGTGCAGCTAACCGCCACCCAAGTCGCCCTCGCAAAACGCCTTGGGTTAACGAATGCTCAGTATGCTGCTCAAGCTGCGAAGGAGCAATTGACCAATGGCTGACACGCGCACCGCGCCAAAAGCGCGAGAAAATGAGACACGCGAGACAGAAGACCGGCTGACCGAGTACCGGCCACCGGCCAATCTGCCCGATCCCGCACCGCAAGACGGCTATGTCTTTCGGTGGGTACGCACGGATGTTCTAGGTGAACAAGACAACCGGAATGTGTCGATGCGTTACCGTGAGGGCTGGGAGCCTTGTTTGGCGGAAGATCATCCAGAGTTGATGATCATGTCCGACCTTAACAGCCAGTTTGAAGGCAACATTGTTATTGGTGGGTTGATGTTGTGTAAATGCACTACCGAGCTTATGCAGGCGCGGGAAGTTTATTATGCAAAGAAGGCCACGGAACAGGCTGCGAGCGTGGATCAGAACTTTATGCGCGAGAACGATCCGAGGATGCCGCTTCTGGACACGGAGCGATCTTCTTCGACTACGTTCGGCGCTGGTCGTCGTCGCTAATGATGGTGACGACGCTGGTCTAACTTCGCAAAGGAGCAGAGCAATGGCTACTTCAGCCGCCCCATACGGGTTTGTTCCGGTAAATCGACTTGGCGGGTACGAAGGTGGTTCGTTCCGTCAACTGAAAATGACGAATTCCTATGGCACCTCCATTTTCTTTGGGGATGTCGCGGAACTTGTCTCCGCCGGAACTATTGAGATCGACACGGTTGCATCCTCGTCCCGACCCATCGGGATTTTTCAGGGTTGCAGCTTCACCGATCCCAACCTGAACTACAAGTTGTTCGCGCAGATGTGGACCGCGTCCACGTCGGCTACGGACATCTTGGCTCACGTCGCAGACGATCCACGTCAGGTCTTCCAAGTGCAGGGTGATGAAGCTATCGCCCAAACCGGACTTGGGAACAACTGCGACATCATCACTTATGCCGCTGGTAACGCCAACATTGGCAAGTCAATCTTGGCACTCGACGCCGGGAACATTGCCACAACCAATTCTTTACCGTGGCGTATCATAGATTTTGTTGATGGACCGTTCAGTTCGGTTGGTGACACATACACCGATGTTATGGTGATGTGGAACGCCGACATCCATCAATATGATCTGGCTCTTGGCACATAAGGAGGCTTGAGTTATGGCTGCTATATCACGCGCACAACTGCTCAAGGAGCTTCTGCCGGGTTTGAACGCCCTGTTTGGCCTTGAGTACGACAAGTACACGGATGAGCATTTGGAGTGCTACGACGCGGAAAGCTCCGAACGGTCATTCGAGGAGGAGACCAAGTTATCCGGTTTCGGCGCGGCCCCCGTCAAGAAAGAGGGCGGCGTGATCTCCTACGACACCGCGCAGGAAAGCTTCACGCAGCGTTTCGATCACGAAACGATTGCGATGGGTTTCTCGATTACTGAGGAAGCTATGGAGGACAACCTGTACGACAGCCTTTCGTCCCGCTACACGAAGGCTCTGGCTCGTGCCATGAACTACACCAAACAAGTCAAGGCGATGGTGCCGTTCAACACGGGCTTCACGGCAACGACCGGCTACCTGACCGGCGATGGGGACCAGTTGTTCTCGACCTCGCACTCAATTGTGCAGGGCGCGGACCTCTCCAACCGCCCCGCGACGGCGGTCGATCTGAATGAAACGTCCATCGAGGACGCCACCATTCAGATTTCCAACTGGACCGATGAGCGCGGTCTGTTGGTGGCAGCGCAGCCTGTCAAGTTGATCATCCCGACCAACTTGCAGTTCGTTGCGACCCGTATCTTGAAATCCGAGTACAAGACGGGTGTGGCCGACAACGATGTTAACGCCATCGTTCACAACAGTACTGTCCGTGACGGTTACATGATCAACCATTACCTCACGGACACCAATGCGTGGTTCCTGAAGACGGACGTTCCGAACGGGTTGAAGTATTTCAACCGTGTTCCGATCAGCACGTCGATGGACGGCGATTTCGATAGCGGTAATGTGCGGTACAAGAGCCGTGAGCGTTACAGCTTCGGTGTCAGCGACTACCTGGGCGTCTACGGAAGCCCCGGTTCGTCGTAATTATCGCTGCTTCGGCAGAGGAGAGGGTGGTATCCAGCCGGATGCCACCCTTTTTCTTCGGGCTGACCCGAACAGACCTCGTACAAGCATTGCTCAACCAATATTTAAGCTGGCGCACGTCTATCAGACCCGCTAGACTCTAAGCGCATTTGAATGTGACTGGCCTCATGTCAGTCATGGTAACCTGAAAGGAAACTGTTCAATGCCTACACATTTTACTAATGGCGTGTCCAATGTCAGCCCCGGTAACCCGCTCTATGAGTTCGGGATGCTCGACCCTACCAAATACCACGTCATCTTTGATGATTTCGACAAGCTGCCGATTGGCGCCAATTACACCTTGACGGCGATTTCGGGTGGTACTGGTACGTCTGCCATCACATCTCCAGATGTTGATGGTGGCGTGGCTAGGGTCACAACCGCTGCTGATGACCTTGACGGGATTGCCGCCGAGTGGCTTGCAGAGAGCTTCCTGATGGAGTCAGGCAAAAAAGCCTTCATCAAGACCCGGCTTTCAGTCGGTGATGCCACCCAGTCGGCTTGGATTGTTGGCCTCCATTCTACCGACACCACCCCCCGCGACGCGACGATGCGCTTTTTGTTTGAGAGCGTTGACGCCTCCGCTGTCGTGTATTTCAACAGTGATAACAACACTACCGACAGCGATAGCGGCACGGTTGCCACTTTGTCTGACGACACTTACATCACGCTGGCGGCTTATTATGACGGCAAGACCACCATTAAACTCTACGCCGACGACGTATTGACGCAGGAGATGACCGGCATCACTGTCCCTGCCGCAGAGATGGCGATGGGCTTTGGTTACTGGAATGGTGCCGGTGGTGCGGAAACCACCGACTTCGACTACGTGTTTGTCGCGAAGGAGCGGTAATCTCATGGCACATACGAACCTGATTAAGAAAGGGGGCAAGTGGGCAGTCGAGGTTATCGGCGGGCCTGACGAGGAAACCTTCGTCAAGACCTTCAGTGGCCGCGAACATGCGACCAATTGGGTCAGGAACATGGCCTTGGGTAAAACCGAGGCCCCCGCCTTGAAGCCTAAGAAGGTCCTGAAGCCTAAGAAGGTGAAGCGCACAAAGAAATAATCTCACTGTCCATATGAAGAGGAAATAAAGATGTCCCAACCAAAGGTCATCACTCTTAACCCCGACGCCCTAG